TGTTGTACCGCTAAGGTACTTCATCTCCAACTTTCTTCAAGGAGTACTTATGTATCGCACCAGAAGACGCACATCTCTTGCCACTATAAGTGGTTCCATCTCCCAAGAACTTTACTCCGTGAGCCAGACCACTGGTGTGGCCTCATGGACGGAGAATTGGAAGGGGAACTTCTCTTACAGTGTTGGGAAGTGTGAGTTTATGGAAGATACTGTTGTACCTGGTTATAAAAGGAAATCCGCTGAGGGGCAAATATTTATGAACCCCATGCATAAGTCTTCTTACGAGGTTGACGCGGGCTACGGAGCCAGTCATGACGAGATTAAATCTTCGTCAATTTCTGGTACTCCGCCGCGTCAGTATAACCCCGCTAGTAGACGTACACCTAGTGGTGCGACTTATGGTCGCATTCTATGTGGTGGAAATCCTACCATTCTCGAACCTAACGGCTCGATTGTGTTACCCGCGCCAATAATTGACTCGGGTGTTATAAACAGTCTTATCCTTGAAGCGTCGACAGCCGCTCGTAGTGATAGAGGCAGAGGAAACTCTTCTTCTAATCCTTTCGAGACTTTTGCTGAAGCTGATCAAGCTTTAGGCATGTTCGGTCAGGCCGCCAAGAACGCTAACGAGTTCTTCCGCAAAAACGGAAGTATCGTCAGTCGTTCCAAAGCAGCCGGGTCCGCTTACTTGCTCTGGCGTTATGGGTTATCACCCACAATGTCGGCGGTTCAAGACGCTATTGAAAGTGTAGATCGCAGTATTGGACGAGTACGTCAGTCTGTTCGCGGCAAAGCTAGTACGTCTAAAACCGTAACTAGTTCGCTGAGTCGAGGACTGTTCGGGATCTATGGTCAGGATTATGAGGTCGTTACGACCGAAACCCTTACCGTTAGAGCCACTATACTCGACGAAGTGGAGGCAACTCTTGTGACAAATAACGGGATTACTTTTAAGAATCTCGCTACTTTACCATGGGAGCTTATTCCATATTCGTTTGTGGTCGACTGGTTCCTAAATATTGGGGACTTCATCGGCTCACTTATTCCTGTACTGGGTCAAAAGGAGATTGGGTCTTGCACTACTATCGTTCGGGAAACTGAACGGAAGGAGGCTTCAACGTCTCTCACTACGACTTCGTCGTATTGGGATACAATTGTCACCCCCTTCCCATCTCACGGTTATACCGCGAAATGGATCGATAAGACCCGCACACCTGGCATTGCTGGGCCCGGTTTGACTATCAAAAGCGATTTTCGCCTAGATAGCCTTTACAGGGCTCTTGATGCCATCACTCTCATTAACCAACGGCTACGATAGCCACTTTATAAGGAATATCCTTATGTCTCTCGTCTTTAACACCAAAACGTACAACGCTAACTCGTTTAATGCGAGCTCCGTCGATTACATTGGTGCTTCCAAAACCGTTTCGACTAAGGACGATCTCGTCCTGCGTCGTACGGCTGCAAAAGCATCCAGTGTTTTCTCCGGCGTTGGACGTGCGCAAGCGAAACTGACTCGTACTTTGGCTCTTACTGGCGCTCTCACCCCTACTGGGGATGCGATTGTCAATATTGAGGTCTCAGTACCTGTCGGCTACACCGCTGCTGACGTAGATACGCTCCTGAATGACACCGGCGCCTTGCTTTCTGGCGCCGATTTCAAGACGCTCGTCAAGGCTCAAAAGATCAATTACTGATCATGCGACCTGTCGATCATCTTGCGGTTACTAGCATGTTGCTAGTTACCATAGTCATTCTCTCCCTTGTGTTTACACTCGGGGGATTCTTCTTATCAAAGAAAGGGGAGATTCGTGAAGAATCACCGTTATGCGAAACTGTTGCAAGAACAGGATCGCCGTCTGCAGCACCAGGATTTGCAGGCTTTCGCCTCTATCCTGACCACATTATGTAGGCACCATCACGGCGAGCTCGATCTGTCTCCGTTCCTAAACGCCGTTAAGGCGCGGGATTGGGATGATCTGCTCGCTGTGTCTGATTCGTGGGTTTCACAGAAGTATGACTCCCATCACGAACATTTCGTGAAGAATCAGCTAGCCGCACTCGTTAGAAAGTATCCATGGGGAAAGCTGATTAAGGCTGACCCCGAAGGTACTGCCATTGAAAAGTTTCTTGCCGCGGAGCATCACTGCCACCGCGTCAATCAACGTTTCAAGGCTCGCCGCACTTGCAGTCGCGGCGTTAACGAATATGCTATCAATCAGATGAGACACTTTATAGCTTACGCTATAGGGCACTCCCCTGATATGGATCGCATATATTCCAGTGCTGCTTTTGGGCCTGGTGCTAGTGTGGGTGTAGCCCGATCCACGAATAATGCCAGAAAACTTCTGGCTGATACGTGGACGGTTTCGCCCGGCGCCTTTACCATTGGTTACATCGCCATGAACAACAACTGCCATCTCAGGGAAGTGTTAATCCCTGAACATGCTGGTTTCAGCTCTGGAGATGGTGATTACGCGCTCGAAAGAGAACGTTATCACAGAAAAACTACAATTGTAAAGCATAATAACATAACGTTCGTTCCAAAGACCGCTCTTGTGCATCGCACAATTGCGATCGAACCACTCATCAATGGCTACCTTCAAAAAGGTACCGATGTGGTCATGAGACAAAATCTCAAGCGCATCGGTATCGACTTGTCGGATCAACAGCCGAACCAGCATTTTGCCTATTTAGGCAGTATGCCGGGTGATGAGGATCCCTTCTGTACCATTGATCTTTCGAGCGCTAGCGATAGCATATCGATTGAGATGGTCAGAGAGGTCTTACCGGACGACTGGTTTTCATTTCTGAATTCCATACGGTCGCCAGAGTTCAACTTGAAGGGCGTCTCACGACGTTACAACAAGTTTTGCTCCATGGGTAATGGCTTCTGTTTCCCACTTGAATCCTTAATCTTCGCTGCTGCGGCAAGTGCTGTAGGCGCCGGACGACCTGGAAAAGATTTCCTAGTCTATGGCGACGACATCATTGTCCGCAAATCAGTGTTCGAGCCTCTTGTATCCCTGCTGGGATACCTTGGCTTTAAGATTAATTTCCGGAAGACCTTCTCTGAAGGCCCTTTTCGGGAGTCATGTGGAGCAGATTGGTACGAGGGTAAGGACGTACGTCCTTTCACACTTGATTTTAAATTGGACTCAGTCCAAAATATTTTCAAGATCCTCAATTTATCTTTGCGAAACGAGAAGACGAAAGCCTTCTTCGGGCCGGTAAGGGAGTTTCTTATTACTCGCTTGCCGGTTTCGCTTCGTTTCTACCGTCCTCATCCGAGGGCCGCAGATACGGGGATAGATTGTCTGGGTGACGAACATCTTACCTCTCCCACTTGTGTGTTTAATCGCACACAGAGGGTTTGGTATTGTTTGGAAGTCACTCAGCAGGCATGTCCAGATAACTTCTGGCATGCTTCGGATATTCGACGTTGCGTCGAATTGTGGGGTGCTTTGACAGGAGCTGCATCTGTCGCACCATTCTCGTTCCGGGGTAGAACCCGGACGAAAGTTCGCAGAACTGCGAACTCGGAATCCACAATAACGTGGATTCCGCCCGCGGCCTGTTAAAGGGCTGCGGTGCTTCAGCAGCTAGCTAACGCTACTGTTGCGGTTTG